CATCACCGACAACCAAAACGAAGGAGAGACCTAACCCGAAAAACCGAACAAAACGCCAACCTCAGCGGCCTGAAAACCGGCCAAGATGGTTGTCGCGCGCGGACAAAGTGGTTGACGCTCTACACTGGATCAAGGGCAATCGGCATCTATGTCGGCGGTGGCCTATTTCTGGCCTGAGACAGGGCGTCTTGAGGCTTGGGGTGCGTTCGGCACGGTCCCGACACTTGAGAGCCGTGGGCAAGGCGATGCTGTCGGTGATCTGTATATCCAGATGCACAAGCGCGGCGAACTGGCGTTGATGGGGCAAAAGACTGTCCCGTTGGTCCAATGGTTGCGCCGTGTTCTGGGCCATGTGGAAGGCGAACACATCGCGGCGATTGTCGCGGATCGGTTTAAGCAATCTGAAATCAGTGACGGATTGGCAGAGATAGGCAACCGCGCCCCGGTCATTTGGAGAGGCATGGGCTTTAAGGATGGTTCCTCCGATGTGGAGGGATTCCGGCGGTACGTCTTTGACGCCAAGGTGCACTGTTCTGAAAACCACCTGATGCGCCACGCAATCGGTGAGGCGGCAGTTTTCATTGATCCGGCGGGCAATTCCAAAATCGTCAAAGGCCGTTCTATGGGCCGGATTGATGCGGCCTGCGCTGCTGTTCTGGCGGTGTCTGAGGGTGCGCGGATCATGGGAAGGCCACAACACAAAGGAGGGCGCATCGCATGGGGATGACTTCAACGGCAACAAAACTGATCAAGCGTTTCGGACAAGCGGCAACACTGGTGAAACCGCCTGAGGGTCCAACCGAACCGCAAAACCCGTGGGACGAACCGGGGGAAGGTGTCCCTACATCACACCCTGTGACGGTCGCGGTGACGGAATACAGCATTGAAGATATGGACGGCACCTTGATCGGCGTCTCTGATCTGCGCGTGTTCATGGCCGTGTCGGATGTTGTGCCTTTGAAATCTGACACGCTGATGATCGGCGGCAAGACGTATGAGATCAAGCGTGTCGGCATACTTGGGCCGGATGGCGTGACGATCTGCTACGACATGCAGGTGACGGCATGAGCAAGCGCCAAGAATACAAGCGGCACTCTGCCAAGGTCACACGCGGCCCCCGTTGGAAGGCCCTGCGGATGCAGGCGCTGGACCGTGATGGCTGGCAGTGCGTCCAGTGTGGCGAACGGCGGCGGCTGGAATGTGACCACGTTCTGCCCGTCCGAACGCACCCCGAACTTTCCTATTCTCTGAGCAATTTGCAGATGCTTTGCGGCCCCTGCCATGCTCGGAAAACCCGAATTGAGGTGGGCCACAAGGCCCTGACTTCAAAGCGTCAACAATGGCGCGACCTGCTGCGCGATATGCAGCGAAATCCCCAAGAGCATAAAGGAAAATACCATGCTTGATTCACTGAAAATCACCCGGCGTCAGTCGGAAATCCGTCAACAACTGGCAACACTTGTCGGCAAAGAAACCCCGTCTGAGGACGAAACGCGGTCTATGGAAACGCTGGATGCTGAATATCGCACCAACGAAACCCGGTTCCGTGCGGCTTTGACCTCTGAGGACGACGAGCGCAAAGAGGCTGGGGCCGAACTTGAAAGCCGTTCTGAACGCGAATGGGGCGAACTGGCAGGGCGTTTCGAGTTGCGCCAAGTCGCCCTGGCACTTGATGAGGGCCGCAAGCTGGACGGTGCAACCGCCGAAATGGTGGAAGAACTGCGCAGCGCTGGCGGGTTCCAAGGTATCCCCGTTCCCCTTGAGGCGCTGGAAACCCGTGCTGGTGAAACGCTGGCAGGCGGTGTTCCTGATCCTATTCGCACAATGCCAACGATTGAACGCCTGTTCGCGGGATCAAGTGCTACCGCGATGGGTTGCCGGATGATCAATGTCGGTGTGGGTGAAATCGAATACCCCGTTGCAACGGGTGGCGCTCAACCGGGCTGGGCAGGTTCGGAAACTGGCGATGTGCCGGGGCCACAAGCCTACACCACGGTTGACCGTCCAATGAAGCCTGACCAAACTTTGGGCGTCCAAATGAAGATCACTCGCAAGGCACTCAAGCAAGCGGGTGCTGGCCTTGAACAGGCGGTGCGGCGCGATATGTCGGCGGCAATCCAGCAAGAGACTGATCGGGCCATTTTCCTCGGTTCCGGTTCGGGTGGCGAACCTTTGGGCATTTTCCCCGGCGCGTCCACTTACGGGATCACAGAAACGGCCATTGATGCGGCGGCGTCCTATGCGGCGTTCCGTGCGGCGGTTGTGCGGTTTATGACGGCGAACGCGGCAAGCGGTCCCGGTGCGGTTAACCTGCTGTTGCGCCCTGAGGTGTTCGATAGCATGGACGAACTGATTAGCGGGCTGGCAATCTCTGAGTGGGATCGTTTGGTGGCGAAAATGGGCAAGACTGTCCTGACCACCAACGGCATCGCGGCCCCGTCTGGCGCACCGCTTGAAAGCAAGGCGCTGTTGTCCACATCCACAAACGGGGTTGCCCCGGTGTTCTGTGGCATGTGGGGCGCGGTGGATCTGATCCGTGATCCGTATTCCGATGCGAAGTCTGGGCAACTGCGCCTTACTGCACTGACGACAATGGATGTGACTGTGGCGCGTGGCGTCCAGCTCGAAATCCTGACTGGTATTCAGTGATGTTGGAGGGCTTTGCAGGCGGCGGTCTGGAACTACGCAAAAGGGCATCCGGTGCGTTGGCATTGCAAGGCTCTTTCCCTTACGGCAAACGGGCGGTCCTCAGTGATGGGGGCCGTTCCGGCAGGCCAAAGAAAGAAGTGATTGCCCCCGGTGCGTTTAGCTACCGGATCAACACCCCGTCAGAACACGGCGGGGCCAAGGACATTCACCTGCTATCTGGTCACGACTTTGGCAAGCCTCTGGCATCGGTTCGGTCTGGCACTCTGGACATTTCTGACAGTCCTGAGGCGGTGACGTTTACGGCAACTATCACGCCTGAAATGCAAGAGGTGTCTTACGTCAAAGACATTTTGGCGGCGGTATCTGCGGGGCTGGCAATCGGCATATCGCCGGGGTTCCGCCTGCCACCAAAGCGGCGGGTTCCTAATCCTGAGACGATTGAGGATGAGGGGATGGACCCTGAAAACGGGGCGTTCAATGCGGTTATTCGCACTGTGCTGCAAGCCTTGCTTTATGAAATGTCGATTGTCACCCGTCCGGCCTATCCAGAAACCCAAATTGAGGCGCGGAACTGGTCGCCACCAGCACAGGCCCGCGTGTTTCTGCCAAGCCGTTTCCAGATTGGGAGGTATCGCTGATGATTGATGTGATCAAACAATTCGAGGATGTGCCAACGGCCTATCCAGATGCACCCGCCGGCCTATCGACGGCGGCGGCGGCGCTGGACCCCGATATGATCTGGGCAAGGATCGAGGGCTACACCGCGCACCGCTTCACAGTGCGCGAGGTTGTCTGGACCCTGCTGGGCGATGGTGGCGACCAATGGCACCCGCCTTTGACGCCAGTGGTGTCCCGTGTGGCGCATTATTGGGGGGATCAATGGGAAGGGCTGACCCTGTTGGACGGCCCTCTGGGCGTCTGTCTGCCCTTTGACGGCACATACAAGGTTACTGCGCAGGTTGGCGCTGGTGATGTGCCTGCAACTGTCCTTGAGGCGTTCAGGCGTCTTGCTGAATACTTGGCTGATGATCCGGGAACGGCGGGCGCGTCCAGCACATCCGTAGAAATCGGACCTATCAAGGAATCCCTAAACCGCAATCCGGCATGGGTCGCGCGGGCAATGCAACATAGTGGTGCTGGCGATCTGCTGCGCCCATATCGGAGGGCTTGATATGTGGCCATTCAAACGAAAAGAGCCTGAGAACGAAACGCGGTCCACTGGCACCGGATACACAACGCAAGTGATGCAAGCGCGGGCTGATTACATCGGCGGTGTTGATGGTGTTGCCGAACTGACGGGCTGTGTGCAAGGCTGTGTGAGCCTATGGGAAGGGGGCTTGATGCTTGCCGATGTGGATGGCACCGATCTGCTGACCCCGAACATGCTGGCACTTGCTGCGCGGGCGCTGGCGTTGCGCGGCGAAGCGGTGTTCGTGATCCGGGATGATGGGCTGTTGCCGTGTTCTGATTGGGATTTGACGACGCGCTTTTCTAAGCCTGTTGCCTATCGTGTCGGCATCCCTGACACGGGCGGCGGCAAGACTGAAACTGTCCTGGCGGGCGAGGTGCTGCATTTTCGGATCGGCAGCGACGTGACCATGCCTTTTGTCGGATCGTCACCCTTGCGGCGGGCGCGTCTGACGGCGGGGCTGTTGCACGTGATGGAAACGGCGCTGACCGAGGTTTACGCAAACGCGCCTTTGGGTTCTCAGATTGTGCCGTTCCCTGAGGCACCGGAAACCGACATGGAAAGCCTTGCCCGTGGGTTTCGAGGCAACAGGGGCCGGGTGCTTATTCGGGAATCTGTCAACGTCACGGCAGCGGGCGCGGCGGCACCTGCACAGGATTGGAAGTCTCAGGACGTGACGCCAGATTTGAGCCGTGCAATGACCCGCGAGACATGGGCGGCGGCACGGGCTGGCATTGAAATGGCCTATGGGGTTCTGCCCGGTCTAAGCAACCTTGCCACCACGGGGCCGATGGTACGTGAGGCGCAACGGCATTTAAGTCAGTGGGCTTTGCAACCTATCGCGGCGATGATTGCGCAAGAGGCCAGCGAAAAGCTGGGCAGTGCCGTCAAGCTGGATGTGATGCGCCCCCTACAGGCTTTCGATGCTGGTGGTCGTGCGCGGGCCTTGAGCGCGATTGTGCAAACATTGGCGCTGGCAAAAGAGGCGGGCGTCGATCCTGAACAGGCATTGAAGCTGGTGGACTGGGGGCAAGGCGACGCCGCCATCTAAGAGATAGGCAGGTTGCGCCTTGAAGATAAGACCAAAAGCAACCCCGTTCGTCGGAGAGTGGGTAAACCCCGACAAGGCGCGGCGACTCGTAACCTTTCGGTCGCGCGGCGCAAGGCCAGCACGGTTCTGCGCCGGGGCTGGCCTATTCTTTATCCTTGTCATACCAGTCAATAGTCATACTGCCCGAAGCAAGTCCTTCCACCGTAGTCTGTAACCAAAGACGCCTTTTGGGATCGGTTTCTTTCTCGTAATCCTCAAGAACACGGCGGATATCGTCCAAAACCAAATACATGGTATCTTTTGGTTCGGGGTATGCAACGTCCAGCGTCTTAACAATTTCTGCGTTCATGGAGCGTCCGCTTTGTTCTGCGACGGCTTTAATGCGGTCCCGCATACCGTCTGGCAGGCGGAGCATGAACTGATCTTTGAGGGTGCGGGTTTCTGAATCTGACATAGTACCCATTGGCTATATATTTTTCCTTGACGCAATAGTATCCAATGGATACTAATATCAAAAGGATATATGAAAGGAAGACTTGTGAGGAAGCCGAACGTGCAATTGCAGCTACGTCTGCCCCCTGACCTCAAGGATTGGATAGCTGCGCAGGCGGCGGCGAACGTATCCAGCCAGAACAGTGAAATCATTCGGGCGATCCGCGAACGGATGGAACGGACCGAAACCCCTGCAAACTAATTTTGGAGAACAACATGACCGACATTAACGCCATCCCGGCGAACAAGCCCGCACGTGCCAGCCTTGCCGAATGTCATACAGACGCGATCATATTGCATGGTCTCATTCAGGCGATGGAGGAATTGGACGGCAGTAAGACACCTCAAGCGTTTCAAGGGCGGGGTGCGATCTTGGTTTCGATAGAGCGCATCGCCGGGAAGCTGGCGAACGATCTGGACGGTATGGAGATCAAGGCATGAACAACAGAAAAACCCGTGGTGTCAGTTTTGAGGCTGGATGCAATAGCCGCGCATTTCGTTGATGAGCGACAACCATCTTGGCCGGTGCCGACAACCACCTTGGCCGGTGGGGCTGAACGGAAGACGGGCTTGCCCGTTTGGAGGGCAGCCCCACCGGCCTGATTGATTTCTGGGA